TCGTAAGGACTCCATCGAGTACACAATGTATACTCGTGTCGGATGCCAAATCGAGCAGGCAGATGCTTGGGTAGTTGTAAAGAACGTTAAGGTCGCTTCCTAATTTATAGGATTTAGATCCGCAAAATAAAGCCCCCCAAATTAATTTTTGGGGGGCTTTTCATTTAAATTTCTTAGTGATATAATTGATTTACAAAGATAAGGAGTATTTACATGTCATTTGAGACATTAAAAGTATCTGAATTAAAAACAATAGCAGAAGATTTCGGAGTCGAAATCGACGGACTAAAAAATAAAATAGACATTATTGCAGCGCTCTCAGAAGAGGGAGTAACCTGGGCGGTATACCAAAAGACCGTAAAAGACATAGAAGAGGCAGACGACATGTCAGTAGAAGTACCAGTAAGATTAGATCCAAAGAAAGAATTAGCTGAAGACACAGTCCTTGTTAAAATGGAAAGAGATAATTTCCGTTATGACATTCAAGGTCACACATTCACAAAAGAGCATCCATATGTAGCAATGAATAAGGAACAGGCTCAAAACATTTTTGATAAGGAGGAAGGTTTCAGATTAGCAACCCCTAAAGAGGTTCAGGACTTTTACCACTAATCTAAGCCTACTAAATGGCAGAGATACTATTAAATTCACAATCCCCAGTTTCACATCAAATATTTTGGAACGGGGATGTAGGAATATCTAATGCTAATCCTACAGCAAAGCTTTTTGATATAACAGAAGATCCTGCCATTTCTCCTAATATAAGTCCTGCAACAATTTTAGAAACACTTAACTCTGTTCAGGATGAAAATAATCCAGGAATTTATACAGTCTATATTCCATTTCAATATACTGATAGAAATAGGCATCTTAAGTTAAGATGGGAATATTATATTGGAGATAAATTTGTCTCTAAGGAGCACGACGTATTTGTTGTAACTCCATATGTAGATTTTTCACAGGCATGCGGATGTCTTGGAATCAGCACAGATTCTTCCGATCCCAGCTATAAATCATATCGAGAATTAGCGGCAGCCGAAAGATACGCTAGAAAACAAATAGAAAATTATACTGGACAAAAGTTTTATTTATACGATGATGTAAAAACAGTATATGGATACAACTCAGATGTCCTGCCTTTATCAGAAAAGATATTTGATATACATGAGTTATATGAATCAGATACTCTTTTAATAGATAACATTAATAGTATAAATAATCTTTCATATAGCATTATCATAACAGAAACTGGATATGGAATTCGAGTAGATCGTAGCAGTGTTATTGATAATACAGTCTATACTGCTAATGGCATGGTTCCGCCAAGCATACATGAGTCTTATGGAGTTTTTAAATCAAATATTCCATATAGAGTTCAAGGTAGATTTGGGTGGGAAACAGTTCCAGATGAAGTAGAATTAGCAACTATTGAATTAATGAAAGACTATTTTAGTAAAGATTTAATTTGGAAAAATAAATATATCAAGAGCATATCCACATTTGACTGGGATTTCGAATATACAGGAGATGCTCATACTGGCACTGGCAATTCATATGTAGATAAACTTTTAAGTGATTATGTAATTGATACGGTAGAAATACTTTAATGAATACATTGATAGACTCAGTCCTTTCTATGAAATTGGACGTATATCGCCAATCCGATATGCAAGATGCCGATACTGGTGCAATTAAGCGTGAATGGAATTATCATAGAACAGTAAATTGTCATGCAAAGGGAGTCATTAGCAACTCTGCAACAACAAGATCAAGCGACAGACAAGTTTTTGATAACAAATATACTAATGATCAAATTATTCAGGTTAGAACATATGAAAGATTAACTGCTAGAGAAAAGGTTACAAATATTCGTGACCACTCTGGAAATGTAATTTGGTCCGAAATTAATTTTCCTACAGAGACCCCAACCGTATTTGAAGTAATTGGAGTTACCCCTATAACGGATCCTTTTGGAAATGTCCTTGGATATAACTCGTCTATGAAGAGATCGGAGAATCAGCAAATTGGATTATAGTACTATGTTGATTCAGGCTTCTAGCGGTCTTGAAAGACTAATGGCTGGAAGCAAGGGCGGCGTGTTAAAAGATTCTACAGTGGCGCAAGTATCAGCTTATGTATATTACAATGCTGCCGTAATATCTAAACTAACTACAAATAAACAATTTCAGTCTAAATTTTCAAAGGTTATATTTGAACAGATAGATAAAGACTTTGGAGAATATATAGACGCACTTGCAAGAAGTAAGCCAAGATCACTACATCATGTGTATGAATGGAAGCAGGCAGGAAGCAAGACAGCAAGATTATTTCATCTTAAATTAGTATCTCAAGATGGCCTATCTTTTAAAATAGCCTATTCATTTAAGCCATCTAAATCATTTGTTCCAGCAGAAGGAAACTATAAGCGTAGACATATATTTGTTGATAAAGCTAACATTATGGAAATGGGTCAACCTTTAACAATTTCTCCAAAGTACGCAGATAGATTAGTTTTTGAAGTAAACGGAGCAACAGTATTTATGCCTAAAGGAAAATCTGTTACAGTAAAAAGACCAGGCGGACCTGGCGTAAAGAATCAATTTTCATTAGCCCATTCTAGATTTTTTAGCGGACAACTTGTTAATAATTCAATCAAAAAATCTGGCATTCAAAGAATATTTGGTGCAGGTATGGCAAAAGCTTTAAGGCTACCCACCAACATAAAGAGGGTACAATATTCCTTTAGTCCTAATTTAATTAGAAGCCAAGCAGACGCTTCGCTTGCATCAGCATTTGGAGGTGCCCTATGACAGCAAACTATAAGTTAGATGCAATGCTTGAATTGCGTAAATTTCTGTGGAATGAATTGAAGACTCGTAATATATTTGATGAAGAAGATTATTGGTCAGATAATCTAAATGAGAATATAATTCCAATTGTTCCAGTTCAGCAGACTGCTGAAATGAATCAATTTTTGAGCGGGAAGAAGCATATAGTCTATGACAAGATAGGCATGTCCTATGAAGATAATTGGATGATTTGCTGTGAACAAATTTTATTTACTATATACTCAACAGATTTTTCTGAAATAAATGAAATTAGAAACTTTATGACAGATCAGTTTCGCAGGATGGACGACTCAGCTAGGGATATAAATTACTGGGCGGGCCTATCAGACAAGTTTAAATTCCTTTCGGTATATTTGGCAGACATATCTCCTACAGCCCCCTCAGAGGAGCTACAGGGCTTTTTTGCCACAGAAGTAATTCTTGAAATTAAATATGCACGAATTGTTGACGGTCAAGGCAGGTTCCTATAGAGTTTGCCTTTTGACTCTTTATGGCCTAAAATTAGACTACAAGAGGAAAGAAGCCTAGCCAGCTTGATTAGAATTTAATATTTAGAATTCCAGGAGGTGGAAATAAAAATATGGCAGCACAAAACGCAGGTAATGCCAAAAATATTCTCGTAGGTGCATCACCACTATTCATTTCGAATCTAGATGTAACTGCAGGATCAACATATAAGGAAAATGCCGAGCCAGGTTCAGCAGATGCAGGTGCATTCGCATCAGGAGTATCTTATACAAAGACTCTAAATGATGCAACACTAACATCTACTCCAACTTTCTATTACAGAAACGTAGGTTTTACAAATAACGGTCTACAGATTACATATAACCCAACATATGATTCTGTTACTGTTGACCAGTTGCTTGATACAGCTAAGCTGTTCAAGTCAGCTATGGAGGTTATGATTGCAACTGAAATGTCAGAAGGTACTCTAGAAAATATTCTAGTTGTTTTCGGACAAGGAGACACAACAGGATCATCTCTCTCAGCAACCAATACTTTGATTGAGGATGCTGGCTTCGGAGCAGGTACAGCAAATGCAACAAAGACACTAGGTCTCGCAGCAGGTGCTCTTGGTATCGCACCAACAGAGCGTCAGCTTATCGCTGTAGGTCAGGCACCAACAACAACTGATGGCGCAAACAACAAGTCCACAGAGCGTGTATATTATGCACGTCGTGTTCTTTCTGTACAGCAGTCACAGTTCTCGTTGGCTCGTTCTACACCAACTACATTTCCAGTAACCTTCCGTCTTCTCCCAACCGCTATGGCGGGCTACGAGGGTCAAGAATACGGTAAGATTATTGACCGTGTACTAGCATAATAATTAAATAATTGTCAGAAGCCCTCGATTTTTCGGGGGCTTTCTGCTTGTATTAGTAATATCTATTTGTTATAATAATTAAGACTATCCAAGGAGGATAAATTGGCTACAACAGTATATAATGTAGAAGAAATTCAACTACAAAATGGGCAAAATATAAAGCTCAAACCACTATCTATAAAAGAACTACGTAAGTTCATGCAGGCTATTCAAAAGACTGCTGATGTAACAACTGAAGATGAAACGCTAACAATACTAATTGATGCGTGTGCAATTGCGTTAGAAAAACAGCTACCAGATTTGGTAAAGGATCGTGAAGCGCTAGAGGATGCTCTAGATGTTCCAACAATGAATCGAATTCTCGAAGTCTGCGGAGGAATAAAACTTGACGACCCAAACCTTCTAGCGGCAGCGGTTCTGGCTGGTCAGAACTCGATCTAGCCGCTTTAGAAGGAGAAGTTTTTCTTTTAGGTCATTGGAAAAATTACGAGGAACTAGAAGAAAACCTTTCAATGCCAGAACTTATAGCTACTCTTGAGGCTATAAAGAAGAAGGAACATAACGATAGAAAGTTCCAGGCTTCTCTCAAGGGAGTAGATATAGGTGAATATGAAACAGAAGAAGGGGGTACCAAGTTTGACGACATTCGTTTGCGAGCTGCAGGAATTGATGCAACAGCAAATGATGTGGTTTCGCTTCAAGGTTCATTTGCAGCAGAAGCTGGATTTGGAATAGGAGCAGGACTTGGATACTTTAAGGAGTAATAAATAAATGGCTGACGAAACGATCAGTACACGCATAGTCGCTAATGCTGACTTTTCAGCCCTTATTGCAGATGTGCATAAGGTTACTGCTAGCCTATCTAAACTCCAAGAACAATTAGCCAACTCCAATAAGATGTTGGCTAACAATGTTGCGGTGATGAATCGTAACTTTTCTGATACCCTTAGAAGCACTGGTCAATATTCAACACACTTTGTAAGCTTAACTTCTGATGTAGAAAAATTTGGTAAGAATCTAGATGGCGGAAGACTAAAGCTTAAAGATTACTTTAGCACATTTCAAGGACATGTTAAAACATCTGGTGGATTAATTAGAGATCTTGCTAGACAGCAAGTTGCTATGCAAAATGCCATACTTCAACCACTAGGTCGTAATTCTCAAGGTCTACAACAATTTAATGTTCACATACCCAGGGGCCTTGATGAAATAAAAAATAAGACTGCAATCGCAAAACAAGAATTACAGATTATGAATCGTGTTATTCAAGATGGTGCAGGACAACTTATTAACTGGGGTAAAAATACTCAATGGGCAGGTCGCCAGCTAACAGTTGGTTTAACTCTTCCAATAGCAGCATTCGGTAAAGCTGCTGCAGATGCATTTAAAGTTGCGGATCAAGAGCTCGTCAGATTAACTAAGGTTTATGGAGATGTAGCTGGAACTTCAGCAGCAGAATTAGGAAGAGTTCGTGACGAAGTAATTGCAACATCTAAAGAATTATCCGCAGCATTTGGAACTAATTTTACAGAAACAATTTCTTTAGCTGCTGATATTGCTGCTACTGGTAAAACTGGAAATGAACTTTTAAATTCAGTTAGAGAAACAAGCCGTCTAGCAGTTCTTGGTGAAGTTGATAGACAAGAAGCAATGAGGGCTACTCTTGCTATTCAAACTGCATTTAAACAAAACACAGATGAATTATCTGATTCAATTAACTTCTTAAACGCCGTTGAAAACCAAACCTCTACTACTCTTCAAGATCTTGTTGAGGCAATTCCTAAAGCTGGTCCAGTTGTAAAAAGTTTGGGCGGAGACATTCAAGATTTAGCATTATATCTTACAGCTATGAGAGAAGGCGGAATTAATGCATCAGAGGCTGCAAACGCACTTAAGTCTGGATTAGCTTCTCTTATAAATCCAACAAAACAATCTGTAGGGGTTATGTCAGATTTCGGCATAGACATTTTAGGAATGGTACAAAAAAATGCTGGAAACACTACAAATTTATTGTTTGATTTACAGGCTGCATTAGATAGACTAGACCCATTATCAAAAGCACAGGCTATCGAGCAGCTATTTGGAAAGTTTCAATTTGCACGTATTAGTGCACTACTTAATAACTTAGGAAGACAGGGTAGCCAAACTTTACAGGTTTTAGATTTAATGAAAGTAAGCGCTGCAGATTTAGAGCAAGTGGCTGGTCGAGAGTTGGCAGCAGTAACAGAATCTGCATCTGGTAAATATCGTAGAGCCATAGAATCCTTAAAGGCAGATTTAGCAGGATTGGGAGATCAATTTTTAAGCATTGCTACAACAGTTATAAATATTGTAGATAAAGCATTAAAGTTTTTTGAAGGGCTGCCAAAGCCATTAAAACAAGCTATGACATTCTTAGGAGCACTCACAGCTCTAGCTGGTCCATTAATCATGCTCACAGGTGTTCTTGCAAACTTTTTTGGATATATTCTAAAGGGTGTAATGCATATGAAGGCATTCTTTAAAGGCGGAGAAGGATGGAAATATTTAACGCCAGAAATGTTGGCGGCAGAAAAAGCAGGTAAATTAGTAGAGCAAACATTCTATTCAGATGCCAAGGCAGCTTCGGTATTGCAACTGGCATTAAAGAATTTAATTGATGAATTTTCTATATTAGAGGCAAAAGCAAAATCAGGAGCTCTTGCAGTAAATCCAGCAGTAAGCACTATGGCTGGCAATTTAGTAATGGGTGCAGGTCCTAGAGTTGTAGATCCAAATAATCCATTAGTAGGAGCTATGGGAACTCGTGCTTCTACGCATATGGTTCCAAGATCTGCTTTAAGTGCAGAACAGAGAATGCAACAAACTATATTTGGTCTTGTTCCAGGGGCAATTCCAGTAAATAGAAAGATTGGAAATGCTCCTCAGATTTATATGAATGAGCCACTACCTCCAGTTCCTGGAGTTACAACAGTTGGCGGAGTTTCAACAGGAGTTGTAGCAGGAGAAGCAGCTAAATGGCATGCAATGATGGCAACACTTGCGATGCAATCAAAGGCGGAAATTGAACAATTAAAGAAACAAATTGCTACTACTGGCGTAGTAAGCAAAGACTTTATGAATCAATTTGATGACATTCTGCCTATTGTTTCTGGCATTACAGATAAAGCAGCACAGCAATCTTCATTAATTGTTGCTGAATTACGTGCTGGTAAATTAACAGTTGAACAAGCACGTCAACAGATTATTGCCTTAAATCTTGAAGTTGAAAGAATGATTGGACAAGCAGTTGGAACACAAGCAGCGGCAATGGGAAGAACAATAAATCCAACAATAATTCCAACTTTAAATCAGCCAGTTGTTGATCCTACTGGTAAATCCAATATGCGTGAGTTATTCAAAAAGAGCAAGACAAGAGATCTAATTAATAAGATATCACGCTCACTTGGAGTTAGAACATCTGGTGCTGGATATAATATTGAAACTACTCGTCCACGTAAATTTAATTCTGGTGGACCAGTATATATG